TTCAGGGCCAAAGTCATTTGACTCATCTGCATACAAGATACCTTTAGGCCCTTGATTCTGCAACATACCTACAGAGGTATCCTTAGCATCGTTACTGCGTTGTACAGTTCTGTAAGCAGCTTGTAAAGGCGATAAGCCATATAATTGTTGACCATTAGTGTTAAAGTAAGGGTTAAAGTATTTTAAATGAATTACGTCATTTGCAGACAACTGATCCCATCCAACTAATGTGAAAGAATATCCTTCAACCCCATTAATAGTACCATCGCTGATGATAGCTACATATTGAGATGGTAGGACAACTAGTTCGGCAACCTTACCATTAGACAAACGATTTGCCCAGATATAAGAGTTGCCTGTTATAAGCTTATAGCCTACAATATTTTCTAATAACTCTGATAAAGATTGGTATGGGTTCGGTCTTTCTAATAATTTGTTTAATGGACTATCGGCAATCTCATCAACAGCTTTAATTCTAACTAACTCAGCTTTGGCTATATCAGCACCACTAGATGCGTTTGCCATCATTGCCTTGTAAGTATTCAGTTCTTTTTTGCTCTTAACCTTGTAAACGTAAAATGGAACTGTAGAAATGGTTTTTGAAATACGCTTGATGATAGAATAGACTTCGCTATTGTTATCATAGTCTTGTACGAACTTTGCATAATCCAAATTGGGATAAAGGGTTCTACCGCCAATTAATCCACCAAAATCAGAGAAAGGATTATTAAGAGTTGTTTTTATTTTAGTGGCTGCCTTTTGTTTAAAAGGATTCACCGCACTTAGTATGTCCGTTAACTTCACTATAAGATATTTTTACAAAAGTAACAAATTTTTAGCCTAAACAATCCAACCTCGCTTCGGTTTTGCATATTTGGTGTATATAGCATAACGCATAGCATCCATCAAGTGGTCACGAAACTTAACAGGCTCATCCATTGTATTGCCATCGTGATCCGTTTTCCATTTATAGTTTTTAATCTCATCTAGTAAATCCAAAGATTCTGATTTTATAAATATTGGAAATGATTTTACCTTGTTGACACCAGCAAAAACATCTTTAGCTGCTAGTTTCAAATTAAACCCAGCTTTATTTACCTCGGCTATTGTTTTAGGTTCTGCAGGGTCAGCGAATATGTCATCTCTACGAGATAAGCCCGAGGATTTCATCCTATCAATCAAAAGTGAGGTAGACATCTTAGTATCATATATCATTTGCTCCACATATATGTCACCATCGAAGTTTTTACATTTAACTAAGGCAGTTTGATGGTTAAAGCCAAAGTCAAGGCCATAAAACACATCTCCACCCTCAGGGAAGTTTCTTCTTCTTCTCCAATGCGAATAAATCGTTGCCTCGCTAATTGCCCTTTCTCCTAATCCGTAGACTCTCCAATATTCGTGGTCAGCTTCTCTTAGTCTTTCAATCTCTGCAATAATGGTCTTGTCTAAAAACGGATTGTCTTTATAAGTCGTAATCGTAAAGTCAGTATCTTCTCTAGGAATGACTTTGTCATAAATCCAGGAGTAATAATCCGAAGGGTTATAGTCTAAAACGATTTTATCGGTAGTTCTTAGGGCTAATTGCATCCAAGATTCGTAATTCACCTCATTTGCCTCGTTAATAAACAAATAATGCCTTTTACGACCTCTAATCTTCTGTGGTTGGTCGGTAGATACAAATTCTACCGTATTTCCATTTAGGAAATATAAATTCTCTGATTTATTGTGTTTCTCCTCTGAGTACAGCCCATATTTAGACAATATCTCGATAAAGTCCCTCATAACGGAACCTTTGATGCTCGGTAGGGATGAACGGCAAATAGTTAAGGTCTTTCCTTTCTCTTGTAGGAGCTTTACGATAAACCAGGTAAGTACGTTGTAAGTTTTACCTGACCTCGTTCCTCCTTGCATCACAGAAATCCTTTTCTTAGATTCGTTCAATATCTGAAAGACGACATTGGTGGTTACTTCCATAGAAATAAATTAAAATTTTTGGTTTGCTCAAGTCAAAGCTAATACTTTTCGTTTTATAGGAAGGTAGGGGTATCAATCATAAAAATCAAGTTTTGGCTTTACTTTTGATTGATAAAGTCAAGCTATAGGTTTACTTTATAACATATCTCAGTAGTAATACTACCTAATGTAACCAAATTGGTAACATCAACAAAAAGCAATTAGAAGCGATTTAAGACACTCTGTGTCATTTTGGATACATAGTACTACTCAAAGGTAGATAATGGCTACAATCGTCTTAAAATAGCATTTAAACACTACTCCTCGTAATTCCCAGCTTCATTTTCTATATCTACCTCTTTATCGTACTCGTAAAGTGGTATATCTTGGATATTAGCAGCTTCAGTAGCAGGAACTACAAAACCACTATCCTCTAGTTGAGCATTCTCATATCCTTCGGATCTATTCTCATCACCATCTAGCTTAGGAACATCTTCGATATGGTTTGCCTTTAAGACATTCACAGTAATCTGCTTAACAACATCTCCTTCGTGAGCAACCTCTTGTCTTTCGATGTATCCTCTACGTTTACCCTTAGTCTTTAGTAAGAACATTGTAGCCAATGTATCACCCTTAGCAATACGCTCCATCAGTTTGTGTTCACCAAAGTCTAACATTATCTCCTCAGGTTCTATTTCAGCTAGTTTCCTAGCAAACTCAGGGTCATTCTTAACCCATACGTTATACGATGACCTAGATACCCCAGCTGATTCACAAGAGATGGTTATGTTACCGAAGTTCTCCTTGTAAGCTATGATAAAAGCTTCTTTAGTGATGTCTTTGAACTCTGCATTCATATTATTGGTTTTTATAATGTGTTATATAGAAAAATAAAAAAAATCAATGTCAAACAATGTGAAGGCTTTATTTTATATCAGAATAATGAAGGGCCCAAGGCCTCCGTATTCCTTTTTACACGAAAAAATGTGGTAGGGGGTCGGTAGGGTAGGGGTTTACTCTACCATTTAACATAATATAAATTATAAGACTCCTTCCCTCTCCTGTTTTAGCCTACCCAATGACAAAAGTAATGTAGTTTTATTATATTGATAGTTTACGCAGCCTTAAGCCAAAAGTAACAACCAGGCTTTAATACTTCTATTCAATTTACTTTACTATACACTAATATAATAGGTAATGTAAACTACAGTATATAATATACTAATATATTGATAAATGCAACATACTATAATATACTACTTTACTAATGTATACCAATTAGCCTATTTATTGCCTTAAATATCCTATCTAATTTAACTATTCGTTAACAAATAACTTAACATTGTTGCATATTGTTTGATTATTTGTACTATCTTTATGTCTCATTAAAACCACTAAACATGATCTACTTATTCGCTATTCAATTACTTTTATTTTGTATTCTTATCGCTAATGTCGGTAAGTTACTTATTACTTTAATCATTAAAAACTACTAACAATGACACACATCACACTACTTGAACTCATTCTTTTATGTGCTGCTTTTATACTAGCATATGCACTAATTAAAACAATAACAAACAAATAAACCTTAACACAATGACAAACACACAAACACAAACAAAGATTTTTAAGGTACAGGTTGATCAACTTTGTACTATTTGGACAACAAGCACAAAAACAATAGAGGCAACCACGCAAGAGGAGGCCGACCAATTAGCTATTAATATGTACCATAATGGACAATTATTTGATGAGTTAGATAATTTCGAGTACGTTTTTGACTCATTAAGAGAAATGGAGGAAATAGATATAATTAACGAGCAAGGAAACACAATTTTAAAAACACACTAATAAAACAAACACAATGACAAACACAAAAGTAAACAACATGAGAAGCCCAAAGGGTAATTTAGTAGCTAACCAATTTATAGTACATACTCCCGAAGCTACCTATTTTCAATCTTACAATTCATTAATCATTAAAACAACTTTCGAAGATGGCCAAAGAGTAGTTTATTTAGATGAGTATTTTTGGAACTACTCTAGAACAACCTCTAAATATAGATGCGATTTTTTAGGCGAGA